GGCCACCGCCCAGCCCGCCTCCCATAAATTCACCACCAGTGGATATAAACTGACCAACGCGGCCAGGCGCTTTGTATTCAGTTTCGCCGCCGGTCAGCGCGCTGGCTCCGCTGCGAAGGCCAGCGCCTGACAGCGCCGAAAATACCGGGCTTGGCGGCATATCGGTGGGCAGAAGGCCAATATTTTGCAGACCGACATCGGCCAAGTTGCCAAGCGTTCCAGGCAGGCCGACAAGTTCCATCGCACCCCGCGCAAGGGCAGGAACAACGCCGCGAACATACTGACCAGCTTGCTCACCAATGGTGTCTGCAGGGCCGCTGCCGATGAAGTTTTCGTAAAGAGTTTGGCCCAAAGTGCGTTCAGGCACTGGCTGCGGGGTGGAGCCTCCAAGCATTTTCTGCAACGCGGCTAAGGCTTGTTGTTCAGTTCCTGCCGTGACAATATATTTGCTTCCGTCAGGCGTGGTCAGTTCAAAGTCGGCCATCAGTTCACCTTCCTGATCGTTACGCCGTCGATGACGACTGGCTGTCCAGCGCCGCCGCCACCAGCCGCAGCAGGCGGCGCCTTGAAGCTTGCAAGCGGGTTCTGCCGATCCTGCAGCATCTGAAACGCTTGCGGACGGTCAATTTCGCCTTGCCGAAGCAATTGAACGATCTGCGCGCCCTGTGCATCGTACTGAGCAATGGCCCGCATGGTGTCTACGATAGTCTGGTTGCCGCCAGGCTGGTTGATGATGCGCGGCAGCGACTGCTTGAAAAGCGCAAGGTCGGCGTCGGACATTGGGCCTGACCCAGGCTGGCGCTGCTCCGGCACAAGAGAATTGATCAGCGCTTGTGCAGATTGAATGTCGTCCAGTCCTTCGGTGCTGATGCCGAACTCACCGGCCGCCTGCTTAATTGCGCCTTCGGCCCCGGTCGGGGCAGACTTCAGCAGCGTATCCAATTGGTCGATGCGGCCAAGATTGCGCGTGGCTTGCAGGCCGGACGCATAGACCGTTCCGAGAAGATCAGCGTCAGCCTTTGCGAAGCCCTCATCAAACTTGCCGCCGCCGGTGTTGACGTTCACGGTCGGACCTGCCGCACCGCCGACCTTGGTGACGGTGCCATCTGGTTTTTGGCTGTATAGGCCTTCCTCAATCTGCGTGCCGGGATACATCGCGCGAAGCTGCTCAGCCGTCACGACCTGCCCCTGAGGTTCCGCAGGCCTTTCACGCGACAAGGCCTCGTTGACTGTAGACCCCGCGTCGATAGAGCCAGCTTCCAAAGCAGACGCCAGATCATCATGCCCGCGCGAGCGCAACCACTCAATCGTCGCGTTCTTTTGCGCTGTTGTTGCCCGCCCCTGTATGCCTTCCTGCAACTGGCCAATCAAGGCTTGGTTGGGGTTCATCATCAAGCCCTCAATGGCAATCGCCATGCGCGACCGTGCGTCGCGTCCTTGCGGCCCAAAGAAGCCGCCCAGAAGGCCGCGCTGTTGTTGGGGTGCCATTGGCGCTTGTTGGGGCATGGCCGCGCTGGATGGCGCTCCTGTGGCCTGTGCTGGCATTTGCGCGGGCATGGGCTGCCCGATGCCAGCGCGGCGCAATTCATCCATGCTGATCGCCGTTGACCCTGGTTGAATTAACAATCCCATTTAAGCCCCCAATAATCCAAAGAAGCCGCCGCGCTGTTTTGCCATCTCGGCCAATCGCGGGTCTTTCTTTTGAGTGATGATGTTGAACAAGTTGGCAATCGGCGCGGCCTTTGCGTCTTGCGCAATGCCACGGCTTGCCGCAAACTGTGATAGCAGGCCCATGCCCCTGAACGGATCGACGGGCTGTATCTGACCCATCATGGGCGCGACGGGCTGGCCCATCGAAAGGGCCATGTTAGGCATTGGCATTCCGGCAATATCAGCCGCGTAGCCAAGCCGCTTATCCATGTTTGGAATGCCAGGTCGCAAAAACTTTTCCGAATAAATGCGTGCGGCTTCAAACGGATCTTGCACGCCCTGCAACGCGGCATATGCCGCCCGCTCTGGCCCCTGCAACTCATACATGGTGAAGTCTAGTTGAGTTTGCAGGTCGTCTAAAGGCACGCCGCGCTCTGCGGCAAACTGCTCATATGCGACACGCCGTGGGCCTGTCCATTGATTGAGACCAAAGCCACCACGCGAGCCGGGAACAACGGGAGAAATCTCGTTGATACCAGTCTGTAAGTTGCTTTCCGCCTTCATGTTTGCAACGATGCCCTGCGCTATCGGCAGAGACACGCCCCTTGCAAGCAATCCGGCAATAATCTCCTGTTCCATTACAGCCCCCCGAACGCTGCTGTAAGGTATTGCAACAGCCCCGGCTTACTGGTTGCCGTGCTGGTCTGCTGGCCCATGTTCGCCGCGCCCAAGGCTGCCATTGGTGCAGATAGGGAATTCATTGGCGCGTTGGTGTAGCCGCCATACTGGCCGCGTGCCGCGTCAATCAACTGCTGGTTAATGCCCTGCTGCATTCCGCCCTGCTGCATTTGCTGCTGGCCGATCTGCTGGCCAAATCCAAAGCCCTGACTGGCAAGGTTGGACATCATGCCTTGTTGCTGCTGCGCCGCGCCCAGAGCCGTGTTGAAACCCTGTTGCCGCTGCTGTGCGGAAATGTCACCGAATGCGCGACCATAATCGCCCAGCATCGTGCCTTCGGCTACGCCTTGCCGTGATCCACCGAATGCCCCCGCTTGCGTTGCCTGCGCGCCCAGTTGGTTTTGCTGCATCTGCGCTTGCCGCATCAAATCCGCACCCGTGCGGTCGATCACCTCAGACGTGTATGGGTTCATAAACTGGCCGATGTTCGGCCCTTGCAACGCGGTGTTGTACGCCCCAGCCGCTTGGCCATAGACGCCGCCGCCTGCCGGTTGCTGCATCTGCTGCACTTGTTGTGGGTTTGATCCGCCTGCCATGATTATCTCCCCTGTGGCCGCGTCATTGGGCGGTTTGCTGATGTTGGGGCTTGCTGCGGGCGGGCAACAGAAGCCGCTAGGCGGTTTACAATGCTATTCGGGTTTGCGGTGTTGATGCCACCCGGCAAGCGCGATGCAAGTTGGCTGGATGCCCAATTAAACCCTTGAGGTTTGATCATGCCAGACGTTGCGCCCATCGGCATAACGCTGGCACTGGTAGACGTGCGGTTGCGATTCTGTTGCGCCATCTGTGCAGGCTGTTGCGCCATCGGCTGCGATGCCATCTGTCCGGTGATTGGGTCAATGAACATGCCCGCGATTGCGTTGGCCTGCCCTGGCGCATTGGCGCGCAAGGCGGCAACGCTCTGTTCAAACATCGGGGCGGATGAATAGGCCGACATCCCGCCATAATCCTGCGCTTGAGGCATTCCGGCCATTGGGTCAGCCGTTGGCAAGCCAAACGCCGATGCCGCCTGATTTGTTCCCTGCATGGCTGCAATCTGCATAGGCGTCATTGCGGCAACATCAGGGCCAAAATATGGCGTGTAGCCAAGTTGCGAAACCTGATTAGCGCGGCCTAGGTTTTGTTGCGCTGCGTTTTCCAGCCATGCCGGAACCTGAACCGATGTTGATTGGCTTCCGCCCTTGCCGCCGCCGCTCATTCAAAACCCCTTTCCATTGTGACAAAAACAGGCTTAAACCCGTGATTGCCCAAAACGCGCTGCCATCCATTCCGGCCTGTCAGCGTGAGGGAAGTGCAGTCTTGCGTCCTGCCCCACTTTATCGCGCTGTCAATCATGTCAAGGATCTGGTCTAACTCGCCAGCCGCCAAGAAACAGTGCAGCACCTTCTTGCGAGGATACTCCACAATCTCCGTTATTGCAACGCCGCGAGGTGCTGGCCAGAATTGCGCCCGCCCAGTTGCCACCAGTTCCGCCACATCCTCGAAGATATGCGTGCCGCCGCTATAAGCTAGGGCCGATTCAATCAGGGCGCGGTAATCGTGGATGTTTGGAATCATGCCTGCACCCTCACGATATTCAGCGTCACTGACGGCGCTGATGGTGCATATGCCGTGGCCGCGTGGGCTTTCAGCCTTCCATTCGTGCTGCTCACAGCCCACATGATATTCAGGACATCGCCATCCGAAACGGTGAAAACAGCCGTGCGGCTGACAACGTTTGTCGCGCCGTTGTTGTGCAGGCTGGCCATGACCGTGTTACCCGTGGCGTCAACCCCGTTAAGCCTCGGCCAAAAACGGAAATCAACTTGGCTGGCTGACGTGCTGGCAATTTGTGCCGTGAACGAAAGCGAATATATCCCGCCTTCCTCAAACGTGATTTCAGTCAGCGGCGATCCCGTCAGCGTAAAATTGTCCAAAGCAACCACATCCAGCGTCACTTTGTATGCCGTGTCAGCCGCAGCAGCCGTTACATCAGCGTCCTGCCCAAAAATCGCATAACCGTCAGCCAGCAGGATTTGCCGAAACTCTCCATCGCGTGAGACAACCGGATATTTGTTTGCCCGGTCCCATAGAATTACACCATTCTCATTTGCCGATGATGACGCTTCTCTTGCAGAAAGCTGCGATTGCACGCGCCCAAGATAGCGCCGCAAATCCTCGGCCCATATCTGCCAGCGCTCACCAATGACGGGTGGAACTTTCATTCTGCGCTCATGTTAACATACGTTAATTCTTGCAAAATCATATGCGTGGCCCCTACCGATCCATAACCGCCGATCTTGCCCGCAATTCTGTATTGAGCGAGGTTGTCATACCCCAATCCAACCAAACAAACTCCGACAATCTGGCCGCTCTTGGCCATCTCAAGCCATTCCTCCAGCGCTGCAACGCAAGTCTCATTTACTTCGTGCTCACCCACCGGCCCGCCATAAAGTGAAAGCACCTTTTTCACCGCTGGCCTCCTTGTTTCATGTCAAGCGCTGGAATGCCAAACCGCCAATCTGTTGCGGTCCCTGTCACACGCATTCGGATTTGCCGACCCGTGAACCGCACGTCAGTCGGGTTGGTCATGCTATACGGCCCATAGCTGCGCTCGGTGTCGTTCGGATAGAATCGCGTTTTGAATGTCGTAGTCACCTGGCCTTGCGTCTTTTCATCGGGGATAAGCATGGTGCAAACTGCCACGTTATCACCAGCGCCGATCTGGATCGGGCCGCTTTCCGCGTAGATGCTAGCCCCCTCATATGCCGTGCCGCTTTCCTGATTGTAAGCCTGTCCCGTGGCGTCAATCCAGATCGGGGTTACGAACACGCCACGGTCCACGCCAGTCGTGCGCGCAATAATGCCCGTTGACCAATGCCGCTCAAGATAATTGAACGAAACGTATCTGTCGCATTCGGTCGACCCGCTGGACGGATAGAACCACCAGACCTCCGAATGCTGCGCGTTGGAGACGGCCCAGATGTGCGAGCGGCGCGTGCTGCTGATATCGCTGAAGACGTAATCCACCACTTCACACGGCACTTCCTGCACGGCGCCGCCAGAATATGCAAAAAACGATCCCAAGCCCATCCAGAACACGCCTTGATCGACGGAAGCGGCTGCCTTGCGGGATATAGCGCCGCAGGCGGATCCGACCCGCTCAAAGCCATAGACGAAAGGCGGGCCTTGATACGTGGCAGTATGCGCGTCAATGTCGGTCAGGATCAGCGTTTGCCCGCGTGCGCGCAGGCCTTGCATGATCTGGCCCGAGGTTTGCAATTCCAGATCGCCCGCCTCGTTGGTGGCGGCTGGCGTCCATAGTTCGCGATCCTCGCGGTCTGACCACTGCACCTTGCGAGGATTGCCGCCTGCGCCCAGAGCGAACATGAAACGCTCCTCGCTCACAATCAGGCCAAGGTTGCCAGTCGGAGCATTAGGGATGATTACCGCGTCATTGGTAACGTCCAAATCCCACGAATACAAATCGCCGTCAGCGTTGGAGCAGGCCACCAGTTCCTCGCCCCAGTTATCCAGATACCAGACCGTTGCTTCTGCGAAGCTGCCGATGTCGGATCGAGGCGTTCCGTATGCGCCCACCCCGTAAAGCCCGCCGCCGTATCCAAGGTTTTGCGTTGCAGCGACGTTCCCGGTGGTCAGGCCCGATGGCGTGATATCGGTGACAGTCCCGGCCTGCGAAATGGCATAAAGCTTGTCGAACATCCCGACTGCAATGTAGCGGTTGTTGTTCAGATCGCGCCATGCGTGCATTCCGCGCGGCACCGCGTCGTTGATGTCAAACCGCGCCTCCCAGCCCGCCACTGGCCGCATGGTGCCGTCTGCCCAGCGCACTAGGCTCGCATCACGCCAGCGCCCTGCGGATTGCAGGTCAGTGCCGTTGCGGTAAACTCCGGGCGGTATGGCAAGCGGGATGAGGGGCATGGG